AGACATTATATAATACTATCACATGATTAAGTATCAGGTGAGTCTTCAACTCACCCGTTGTTTCGTACCTTCTCAGTAGTCTTTTAATGTACTTAAATCTCTTTAAATCCTCTTCAAAGTCTGAATAAGTAACGGACAACGGGTTATTATAATTTCTAATTGCAAAAATTAACCAATTTTCATGGTTCAATTCACTGATATTCATATCATATTATGATCCGAATGTTAGAGTTCCTGCTCCGTTAGAGATAACTTCTTCTGTACCATTAGCAGATGTGATCTTAACTCTGTAGTTTTGACCATCTAATGTAGCACCACCAAGTCCACTGTATGCAAGAGTTGCAGTAGTGAAGTCAGCGTATGTGATACCTGTATCAAGTGATGCAGTGATGTTAACCCAACGCTTAGTACCAGCCTTCTGACGTTGCCAAACATAAGCAAGTGTGCCAGGTGTTCCTGTTGTGCTTGTTGCAACAGCAAATGTACCAGCACCAGAAGATGAAGCAGAGTTGCCAGGTTGTGATGTGATAGTTACAGCAGATGCAACTTCAGCAGCAATGGTATCATCAGATGCGTCACCAGATGTACCAGCAGCAACAGACATCGCTGCTATGCATTCTGCCTTGTGACGTGTGGCACCATAGTGATCTGTATATGTTCTATACAACCACCAACCAGGATTCTTAATTCCACGAGACTTACTCTCAGCAAGAGAACCCTCAGTAGAATCAGCAAAAATCAACTCATAACTATTAGAGTCTCCACCCACAATTACAAATTCTGCAACGTGTTTTGGAGGAGTTCTTTTAATTACATTAGCAGCAGTAACTGTTGCTGTTGCTCCTGCGTATACTTTGTGTAGTTCTATGCTAGTTGTACTAGTAACGGTCTTAACAATGTAGTTAACACCAGAAATTTGAAGTACATCACCACCGACAACGGTGTCAGCAGCGTTCTTTGTGACAGTGGCATCACCGTTAGTGACACCAATATTTTGTGAGAATGCAGCTGCATCCGTTGTTCCAATAAGTGACATCTTTTTCTCTAATCGTGTATTGTTCTAAGTTTTATTTATAAAAGGACTATTCCTTTGCTGCTATAGCGGCTTTGACAGTCTCAAGTAACTTGTCATCCATATCAGTTTTGGTCAGTTTGACTGCCTTACCTAGGATAACTAAGCAAATATCTATTAATTTTTCTCCAAGTTCCTCATTATCAGGAATCTTAGCTACTGCATCAGAAATTATTTTTGTTGCAAGTGGAAGTAAAAACGAAAACATGGTATTAATCCATAATGTGTGTGTATCTATTTATTACTTTTCCCATTCCCCCAAAATTTCACCCATAATCTTCATAAATTCCTTGAATGACATGAGTTTTCCTACTCTATGATACCTTCTTGCTTTTAATACACCAGACTCAAATGATTCTTTAGTCAAAAATCCATCACCCCTTACCTTCATACCTTTAGGAATGGGTTTACACTTCTGAGTATCATTACAATAGTACTCTCCTTTACCACATGTCTCTTCTTTTGCTACCTTTTTCTCTGGTAGTCCTTTATGTTTAGTAGATGCAAACTTTTTTGCATCCTTCATCTTTATGCTGGAAGCAACTCTGGCAACCTCAGGTGAGGAAGCTTTCTTCTCACCCTCTTTTTGAGCTTTTCTAACCATCCCGAAGAATCTTTGTTGGGACTTTGAGACTGACTTTTCATTTAACACCTCCTCATTTGTAGCACGAGTAGTCATACCTTTACCATGACCATCTTTGATGATGGGCATGACTTCTACGTTGCCAACCTTTTTGTTTTTTAGTTTTTCCTTTCTTTTTTTAGAATCAGTTTTGAATTGATCGTAGGATTTCATTATTTTTTCTTAGACATGGCAATAATTTTGCCGACCTTCTTGCGTCTTGCAAGTAGGTACTTGTCTGACTTATCCTTATCACCATCGTTATCTACATCACCGTCTTCTTTTCCAACTGGATCTAACTTTTTCTCTGTTACATGCTCTACTGATTCTGCTGCCTTCTTAAATGCATCTTTAGCAGGGTATCCTTTATCGCCAGGTTTTGCAGGAGATTCTCCTCTCTTTCTCTTAGCGTGAATGTTATCATAAAGACCCTTCTTACCTTCTTTTATCTCATCTTCATGTGGTATTGTATTACCATCTTTGTCTTTCTGATGATGAAACTCATCTTCCTTAACGCAATTAGGAACAGATTTTCCTCCTTTCATCTTAGTTCCCTTTGCCTTATATCCTTTCCAGCATGTAGAAGCACCAACATTAGCACGAGCTGTCTTCATACTACCTTCTTCTATATTATCCCAGTTCTCAATCTTAATCTTTTCAAGAACCATTAACTCTCCATCAATTTCTATCTCTTCTCTTTCTAAAATGTTTGGGCATACCTCAGTTGCATGGTTACCACCACATTTTGCACAAATTTCTGTCTCTTCCTTAGTAGCAAGTTGTGCTTTAGGAGATTCTTTCTTAGGACCTTTCTTTTTAATAGAGACTCGTTCAATCTCTGCACCGTGTGACTGTGGATCCATGCCATCAAATGGTGCTTCAGATAAATGTAAATCTGGTATGTCAGTGTTTTGGAAGCAATCGCCACCCATCCACTTATTATATTGTTCCATCAAACCTGATGAAAAATCATCATTGTTTTTGACAGTGTTAATTGTATCTTGCTTCTTCATTTACTTACAAGGAGGTTCTTCTCGTATTATTTATAGCTCTAACATTCTTAATCCATTCACGGAACATTTTTCCTTCTTCAGATATAACAATTGCATAGTTACCACCCACTCTATGGATAGTTCCTTTGACTCCTGTTCTTGAAGACATGACACTATCACCCTCGCTCAGACCTTTTTCGTGTCTTTGCTCTTGTCTTAGTGCTTGTTCTCGTAATTTCTTAAAATTTATCATTTATAGTTGGCGGGTAAGTTCGCTGCTATTTCCATCATTAACATTCGACAATCATTCTCTTTTAAACTGGTAGGTATACCAGATCTGAATGTTTTAAAATCATCAGCAAACGCTGCTCTTCTCATTTTAGTACCAGATACTGCAAATGTGTCACCATCTGCGTCTCTACTACCAGAAGATACGATGTCTAACTTTCTAAAAGAATATTCATCTCCATTATATTTATGAATCCACTGCATCGCTTGTACTCTATCAGATCCCACAAGAAATATACACTCATCATATCCTGCCATCATAATATCTTGCAAAACTGCTACTGGATCTCTAGGACCGCTGTATATATTACCTCTGTGTATAGGAAACATTTTATTCATATAAAATAATTTTCTATCTGGTAACAAAGGATTGTTTCCTTTTTTATCTACTGTCTGTGAAATGTAAATTCTATAGTCATCTATGCCAGCAGTACGTCTTACACTATTAAAGTTTGCTTCATGTCCTGTGGTTGGTGGTTGAAACCTACCAAATGTCATATAACATCGTCTTGTTACTAACGCCATTTCTTTGCAACAGTAAAGTTATTGTATGAAAACTCAAGACGATTAACAAATTTAATCATGTCTCCATCCTTATGTAGAACATAACCTTCAGGACCTGTAACTTTATATCCTGTGTCTGTTTGTACGAATGTTTTAAAAGTTTCTAATTTATCTAGTTTATCAATGACAAATTGTTTGATCTCTTGTATCTCTTTGTACAAACCAAGCATAGATTTGAACTTTGTAGCGTTGTTGATCAGATAGTTTTCACTATCATATATTAATTTCTTCTTAGCAACCTGTGTCTTTGGTGTTTTTATCTTATCAGCAAGAGGTTTTACCTTACTATGATAAAAATTAGTCAAGTCTTCAAGTGCTTTTGTTGTATTTGATATAGTCTTTTGATTTTTAATTTGACTATTAAAAAATTGTTTGAGGTATGAAGATACATGCCATTTAGCATCTCCTGCAGTACCAGAAAGAGTAGTCAATTCATCTAAAAAGTCTCCAGATGCAGCACACATCTTTTCTATGTTAGCAACGTACTTATCAAACAACACTTCTTCTGAATGATTTAAACCAACTCTATCCATTGGAGTGTCATTATCAACAGATAACACTTCAATAGATCCTTTTACCTTTGCACCAGCAACCGCTTGCATAGTTTGAAAATCAGTACCTCTGTAATGTGTATGAAAAACTACACCTATCTTTGCTTTACTCGTTGCTACACCTATAGGATGATCTACAGGTATACCATACGTTATAGTGTTTGGTGTAAATGTATATAATTTCTCTCCATTAACTGTTTCTCTTTTTACATCAGTAGTAAACAGTAAATCTCCTTGAACTATGCCTTGTATACCTAAAGTAGAAAAATACTTCAAAGAATATTTTAATTTTTCTGCAAGATCTCCTTCATAATATAAATCTACATCAACATCTGAATAACATGCCTTAGAATTTTTTGCAAAAACAGATTTTGTTCCAACAAAAAACATACCGTTTAAAGGATCTGTACCACATACAACTGATGGTGCACCATCCCATTTAGTTTGCATAAAACCTGTGCTATTATCACATCCAAGCATTTTTCTCAGTTCTTTGAGAAAATTAACAGACGCTATACAACCCTCAACACCATAGTTAAGCATCTCATCTTCTAAATGTTCAAGGTGTTTTAGTTGAGTTACGTTTGCCATTAACTATCGTCTGCGATTTCGTTAGCATCTCCTCGATGTTTAGTCGAAACTTCCTCACCCGCCATTCTATATCCTGACTGTAACTTATCAGGGTATACACGAAGTGGATCTGCTGCAGTTCCTTTATCAGTTGTATTTCTAATGTTAAAATTCATAGTAAATACAGGAGTCTCCATATGTATGTTAACACGTTTTCTTCCTCCTGTGTCACCACCGTAATTAATTTTTACATTAGATGGAGTGGATGCTCTTCTTAAAAAATTTTCATCTATTTCTAGATGTTTAATTTTTGTTCCTCTCTGTAAATGTACATAATGATACCCATATCCAAGAGATCCTTTTATAAGTTCCCTTAATAATTCTCTATCGTAACTTGGACTATTATCTGTTTGATGATAACTTCTATTTCCGTCTTGAAACTCATTAAAAGTAGCACATAAAAATTGTTCGTTTAAACCAAAAGTATCCATTAATGCTTTTCCATCTGCCTGTTCTATTTTTCCTGCCTTAACTTCATCTACAGGAAATACAGTAGTTTTTAATCCAAGATTAGATAGGTTGGTTGTGCCAGTAGTCTTGAGTGAGAGATATATTTTACGTTTTACATTTTTACATCTAGTATGTAAGGTTATATCAGTAACAGTAGCACCTATATTATATCCTTTTGTTGGAGATGCATCACCTATTTCCCAATGATCATTTACTAATTTCATTGGTCTTTTTTTATTTTGTCTACCCTCAGAAACTACTTTAATTTCATTGCATTTGTCTAACTTATAATGTTTTACTAGATCGTAGATAAAATCTTTATACTTATTGTTTGATAAATCATCTTTATTTTCAATCCAATCGTTGAGAGCATCTTCCATGTTTCTCTCAAACAATGTTCCTTGGTTATTTTGACCTCTATTTCCTCTAGTACCATCACCAAAATCTGGTCTCAATGTTGTAATCTTTAATTGTTTTTTAATATCTTTTATCGTAAATTCAGTTTGAATCATTCTTGCGATCTTACAATCATTCTTTTTGGTACTATCAAATGCTAATGGATTTGGTATGATCTTTCCGTACTTTTCATTCAAATGTTTCCACAATCGCAATGCTTCATCAGCAGATGTTTTGTTCATAAAACTCACTGCTTTTCTAGCTTCTGTTTCTGTAGATGGTAGAATGTTGTATGCCATTTACCTATTTATTTTAGCGGTCTCCTTTTTTTCTATTCTCAGAAAAGTAAACATCAAAAGATCCCTCAGGATAACGCTTCTCTAGTTTCTTAACATTGGTAGCAATCACATCATCAAATGATACTTCAAGTGCCATGCATGCCTGTGCTACGTACCACATGATGTCACCAAGTTCAATGATCAA